CATTTCAGCAATACAAGAAACCTTTAATAGAATTAGATTTAGATATATCTTTAAAAACAAAAGGCGCATCTACTTTTGGACAGGCAAGTTCTGCCAAGTTTGAAAACATCAATTCTCTTTTTAAAAAATTGATGAAAATTCAACTTTCTGGAACTGTAAAGTACCATTATGATTCAATGCCATCGTTTGTAACTGGCATTTCGTATGTGTATTCTCAGGCAGTAATTGAATTTAATAAAAAACTTACCTTAAATAAGAAGGAAGCGGTAACAGGATTGCTTGCTGGAATCGTGGGATTTTACAAGAATTCTAATTCTGGTGCATTTAATGTTGTAGATATTGGAAGTTCTTATAAGGTTTACGATCCAGAAATTTTAATGAAAAGTGTAGATTATGTGAGCGGAAAATCAATTTCTGTCACTGCCAACAATACAAATCAAGATTTAGAATCCACACAATACACGCCTCCATATATTAGAATTATGGTTGACAACAAAAACTTTTTGACTATACGGCATAGGCCAAAAAAAGATGAGGAAGAACTCAGGCATTTCCATTATGTTGAGTCTGGACCATTGCTGCGCGAGCTAATTAAAACTTCAAGTTATGCAAATAAGAAGAAATTATAAACAATAAATATATAAAATTTCCAAGATTATAAATGCAAAACTTCACCACTTTTTTTAAACCGGCAGAACCAGAACAGAAACCAGAGCATAAGCCAGCGGTTCTGGATAGTTTTGTCGAGAGTTTAGAAGCATATGGTGAAGGCAAAAAGAAGATTGAATCTCTTTCGCTAATTGTAAATGAACTGTCGGAAATCCTGACTGACTATGTTAGTAAAGGTGAATTGTCCAGCATTTCTTCCATTCTAGTCCAGCACATTGATACAATTAAGGAAGAAATTGAGCTAATTACCAAAAAAGATCTTTCATTAGTCAATGAAAATATCAAGAAGTTAGCTTTAAAATCTGGCGAGGTTACTAAACTTGTCAATGAAGAACTCGCTGGAAACAAAAAATTAATCCAAGAGCAAGCAATTCTACAGGATGAAAAGCTAACAACAATTAAAGATTATGTTAGCAGTCTAGATCCAAAACAAGTAGAAGATCAATTAGAAAACATTAGTGAACAACTCAATACGCTCAAAGAAAGCGTTGAGGAAACCACTTTATCGCTCAAAGAAGACTTAGAAAAGAATAGAAAACACATTGTTGAAAGTACATTTTCTTCTAATGCAACCGTAGAAGAATTGAAAAAGCAGTATGAAATTGCTATTGAAGATTTAAAATCAAATCAAGAAAGGCAAATCAACCAGTTGGTAAACGTGGTTGAATCTTTGGGTGTTGATTCTTTATCTAAACAAGTCGATGAGATTCTAAAGAAGACCAAGACTCAAGACAAAAAACTAAAAGAAATCACAGAAGTAAAAGCAGACTTTGCGGTTCTATCTACGAAAGTAGATAAACTAAAAGACAATGAATTGGTCACAAAGTTAGAATCTGTAGAAAAAGAAGTTGAGCTGCTTGATAGTGTAATATCAAAGCAAAACAACAAGATGGAATTGATTGAATCTGAAGTCGAGTCTGTAATTAAAGACCTAAAGAAAGCCTTTAATGATGAGAAATATTATACAATCAATAAAAAATTTGAATATTTTGAAGATATTCTAGAAAAGTTTAATGAAAAAACATTGCTTGCAGAAGCATTGGAGCCTCCTCCGGCTAATCCAGATCCATTAGCAAATCAAAACTTTGTAACATTTGAGCAGTTACAAAAGCATTACACCACATTCATTAATAGAATTCAGCAGCAACTAACTTCTTTGGGTGGAGGTGGTGCTGGTTGGTTGTATGATTTAGCCGATATTGATTATGCCAGTGTTGCAAATCCAGCAAATGGCGCAGTTTTAGCGTATATCACTGCTAATGCAAGATGGGAAGCAACCACCACACTATCTAATGTTAGTGGTGGTGGAGGTGGAGGTGGTGGTTTACAGTTTACATATGCCAATGTTGCTCCAACATCACCAAATGCTGGAGATATTTGGTATAACACAGATGATGGTTATCGTTACCAGTATATTAACGATGGCAACTCTACTCAGTGGGTAACATTTGAAACTGGTTCTGGTTTACAATTTACATATGGACCAACCGCACCAACTTCGCCAATTACAGGCGATATTTGGTTAAATAGCAGCGACGGTTATCGGTATCAGTATATTGATGATGGCAATTCCAAACAATGGGTTACATTTGAAACTGGTACTGGTATGCAGTTCACCTATTCGGATACTGCTCCAACTTCTCCTATTGCCGGTGACATTTGGTTTAATACTGTAGACGGCAATAGATATCAATACATTGATGATGGCAATTCATTCCAATGGGTTACCTTTGATGTGGGTAATACCATTACTGCGCCATCTATTTTGAATGACATTTCTCCTCAATTTGATGGTAGCAAAACAACTTTTCCATTGCGAGTTGACCAATCCACGTTAAATACCATTGTGGATAGTAAAGATTTAGAAGTGGTTGTCAATGGATTGAAGCTGGCTCCGTATATTACCGAGTATAAATATCCTTGGATAGTTACCTTTGATTCATTTAATGGTTATAGAGTGAGAAATTTTAATTCAATCGGGTATGTTACAATATATAATGCTCCCTTCCGAGGGGATAGCGGCATTTTAACTTATAGGTCAATGTCAATTGCAAAACAAACTAAAAGATATCCTTTTTCGGCGGCAACAATCGCATTTGGAGACTAATTAAAAATGGCAAAGCATGTAATTTTAGAAAGTTATTCTTTTACCCCTTCTACTAGGACGGTGGTAGTTACGGGTAAAAATATTAGAAGTGAACAGCTACTTTTAATTACAAATGTAACTGCCGGGACAGTAATCTATAACTTTTCAGATCCATCATTGGGTTTTACAAGTCTTACCAATTCAGTTAGTACTGTAACTGGCTTAGAGACATGTACAATTGTTCTGGCATATAACACTTCCTCAATGGCATCAACTGATAAATTAAGTTTGTTAGTTGAAGAAACATATCAAGAAATTGTTCCATCAGAAGTACTTCGCGATCCAGTAGATAAAATGCGTGTATCTGAACCACAAGCATTGACCGATACTGACTTTGAATATGGTCCTCAACCAACCAAATGGGAAGCCATTTCTCTAAGTTCAAATAGACCGACTGCGTTTTATGATACAACTTTACCATTAGGATTTGTCAGTAACGTAACTAGCAATTATTTTAAAACTGTTACTGTTGCTTGCGCCAACACTGTTGGTTTGTCTGTAGGGCAACCAATCTTCGTTCAAGGAACATTGGATGTTGGTAATGCTGATGGGTGGTGGATTATTGATACCCTTTCTGCAAATACCAGTTTTACATACAGCACAGTTAATCCGGTAACATCATCACAAATTACTGGTACTAATTTATTGTATGATCCAACCAAAACATACATTTTCCCTGCCAATTATTATACTGGTGCAGGTATTCCAGTTACATCAATTATTGTAAATAGTACTGCAAACGTAACAGTTAATACTGCGAATGCACATAGCCTATCTTTTGGTGATCATATTTTTGTCTCAAACACAACTGGTGTTTCTGGTGTAAATGGTAGTTGGGTAATTTCATCAACACCAACATCAAATAGTCTTATTTACACGGCAAACGCAGCATTGACTGGAACAGTTACATTGGCTGGTGGAACAAACTCCACATTATATTCTAGAGCAATGGGTTATGTTGAACACAGACCATATGATGGTGGAGTTCAATTCACAAACCAATTACCACCTCATGGCTATCAAGTAATTCGTCAGACCCGTCGCCAATTCCGTTATCAATCTGGTAAGGGTATTCAGTTCTCAACTGGTAGTATTTTAAAGCCGTCTTTGTTTGTTGATAATATTTCTTCTAATGGTTCTGTTGCAACTGTAACCACTCGATTCCCGCATGGGTTACAACCGGGAGCAAATATTCGCGTTGCCGGTGCAGTTGAATCTGGATACAACGGATTTTTCACTGTAGCAAGTTCTGCTAACAATATTAATTTAACATATGCAACAACTGCATCTGCTGGAACAGCAACTGGTTTTCCATTGACTGTTTCTCCAAATTCATGGTATGGAAGTTTGAATCGTGTGGGTATGTTTGATTCTCAGAATGGATTCTACTTTGAGTTTGATGGACAAAATTTGTACTGTGTCAAACGGTCTTCCACACAACAGATTTCTGGTTCAAGCACTGTAACGCAAAACTCAAATATTGTTAACGGTTATAGTACAAAATATTCTTCTCAACTTGTTCCGGGTGATTTCATTGTAATTCGTGGAATGACATATCTTGTTTCTTCGATTCTTTCAGATACTCAAATGCTAATCAATCCAGAGTATCGTGGAACGACTGCAACAAACTGTTTGGTCAGTAAAACAATTAATACAAGATTCCCACAGAGTCAATGGAATATTGATAAGTGTGATGGTACTGGTCCTTCACAGTTTAATCTAGACCTAACAAAGATGCAGATGTTCTATGCTGATTATTCATGGTACGGTGCTGGATCAATTCGTTTTGGTTTCAAGAACAATCGCGGCGAAGTAATTTATTGTCATAGAATTGTTAATAATAACTTAAACACTGAAGCATATATGAGGTCTGGTAACTTGCCAGCTAGGTATGAGACAAATACGTTAGCACCATATTCTATTTTAACATCGACTCTTTCTAGTAGTGCAACAACTGGAGCAACTATTGCAGTATCAGATGCTAGTTTGTTCCCACCTTCTGGAACTGTTGTTCTGCAAGCTCCGGGAAATACTACAGCGAATATTGAGTACATCACATATTCTGCGAAAAACACTGCTAACACTGCACTTACTATTGCTAGTAGGGCAGTAACAGGTGGTCGAACAACAGCGGCAGACTTTGTTTATTCTGCAACTGCACCAACACAAATTCAACTTCATAGTCCACAAGTAGCGCCAACAATTTCCCATTGGGGATCAAGCGTTATTATGGATGGTAAGTTTGATGATGATAAATCATACGTTTTCAACGCAGGTATGTTGACTACTCTATCAAATCAAACTTCTGGTGTCAGAATGGCTCTTATGAGTATTCGTCTAGCACCATCTGTTGACAATGGTCTGACTGGTTTGTTAGGAGCCAGAGAAATTATTAATCGTATGCAGTTAGTTATGCGTGGTATTGATACATACACAACTGGTAATGCATACAGAATTGAACTAATTCTAAATGGTAGAGTTCCTTCTGGAACATATATTCCGTTGGGTGGTTCAAGTTTGGCGCAGATTGCATATCATGCTGCTAACGTAACAATTACTGGTGGTGAAAGTATCTATGGCTTCTTTACAAATGCGTCTGGTGCAACATCACAAGACTTGACGCTGGTGCGAGATATTGGTAACAGTATTATGGGTGGTGGAAATTCATTAACATGTCCTAGTACAGTTAATAATTTGTATCCAGATGGACCAGACGTTATTATTGTTGCTGCTACCGCACTCGGTCCAGTTAATACAATTAATGCCCGAATCTCTTGGACAGAAGCACAGGCATAAATGTCAACTCGCAATGCTTTACAAATTGTCACATCTGCATCTGAACCTTCGGGTTTGGGTGTAGGTGACCATTGGTTTAATCCAGCAACAAATATTCTTAATATTAGAGTTGCATTAAATGGCAATGCGGTTGGTTGGTATTCGGTAACTCAGGTTGGTGGAACTTCTGCTGGCGCATTGCCATTCTATCTAAATTCCACCACGATTGCATCTAATTATACAATTCCAACAAATTTTAATGCTATGACTGCTGGTCCGGTTACTATTAATGATAATATTACAGTTACAGTTCCAGATGGA